AAAACTCCAATCGTTAAAAACATATCTTTGGCATTTTACCCAAGAGTGATGTAAATCAACCTTTGAATGATAAAGGTATATTGTTGTCAAGTAATGTTTGTGTGTTTCATACTATAGTTTACCTGCGATTATATAAAAAGCTAGTTCGCTAAATTGGTGTGTTTTAGAGATTTAGGACACGCAAAGGACACAATATCTTATGTCTGTTCTACGCTTTATATTAGCTAGTTTGTGGCTACGTTTTACCAGCTAAACGGCTTATTCTAAGGCGTTTTAAGGCACGCAAATTGCATAGTGGAGTATTTATCCATAAAAAATACCCCTCCCACCGAAGTGAGAGGGGTTTACAAGTCCAGTCTTGCACTCTTCCGAGCAGCTCTAGACGTGTTGCTTAGTGCAGTGAAGTCAATCGACCGACCTCATCTGTGTCTACTTGCACCGTGCTGTCAGCCTGGACAGAACCATCCGCGTTGACTGCATAAGCGTGGTCATTATGAACGTGAACGCCAGCAGGGAGCAGGTTGCCATTCTCAGAAGCAAGATACTTCTTGCCTTCCGCATCAAAGATGCCTGTTGCCATGCGTCCATCATTAGCAAAGTAGTAGTCATAGCTCCCGATGTGCTGCATACCCGTGAGCATAGCGCACTCTTGAGGTCCTTCATCTGGGCAGAGGTAGAACCAATCAGAACCGTCAAAGAACCAGCCTGTGACTGCATATCCTCGTGCGTCAAAGTAGTACCAGGAACCGTTGATAAACGCCCACTGGCTGTAGTAGTAAGCACTTGGACTGGTCGCATACCACCAGCCTGTCGCATTCTTGACCCAGTGTGGCTCGAACTTGGACTCACCCTGTGCAAGCTGCTCCCATTCTGCGTAAGTCAACTTTGCCACATCGAGGTCAACGGTACCTCCAGCACTTGAATACTGCCAGATGGTCCAATCGCCCCATGCGCCCGTGTTGTAGATCATGGAAGGTAATTCCCACGAGAAGCGATTGTCTGGGTATCCTGCAATCCACAGACGCGACACATCAGCGCAAGACGCTACCTGCGAGCGTCCAGCAGGATAGGTGTATACAACTGGGTAAATGCCAGTCTTAGCGTAAACACGGTCAACAAACTGCCTTGCCCAGACCGTTGAGCCCCACGCGTCATTGTCACCGTTTTCCCAGTCAAGGCATAGCAACGCCTTACCAATGTAGCCAGAGACGCAAGCAACGAACGCGTCAGCTTCTGCCACAGGTGAGCCACCTTCAGCGTAATGATAGACACCAATGAGCTTACCATCAGCGAGAGCACGCTGAAGCTGTGCCGTCATGTAGCGGTTCATTGGCTGCGTGCCTTGTGTCGCTTTGGCAATCACGAAGTCAGAGCCACTGTATGCAGTCTCGACATTTGGGTGCGAGTATGTCGCACCCAACGCCTGGTATCCGCTTACATCAATGCCCCTAAGCATTGTCAGCTCCATTCTGTGGCTCTTCTTTTGGCTCTTCTTTTGGCTGTGTGTTAGTTGGTTCAGCGTTGCCTGTCATGTAGCTTGCAGGACGCTCAGAAGGCTGTACGTAAGTCATAGCACGCGCGGAATCGCTTAGTCCCTTGGTTGTTGGGTCAACCGTGACACCAATAGCACCCAAGACGGCAACTACCACAGTGCTAATCAAGTAAGGATTGCTGATGAACTTCACAAATACATCAGCCAAGCTGCCCCAAGTCGTCAAATCGGAATAAGCAAGTCCAAGGTATGCAAGGATTGGACTCATGACAATGCCAGCCATGCCAAGCCACCACGCAGGGTTGTGAAGACGTACTTTCCAGTTAATCATGTTGTTCTCCTTAAATCAGAATTAGTGTGTATTCGCCTGCTCTAGGCGTTCCAGCCGTCCCGCCTGGTTGCGGGTCACGTCCTCGACCACTGCCAGACGGGTATCATGAATAGAGAGGGCATCACGGATATTCGTAATAGTCTCATCAGTGCGTGCCATGTACGCTGTGAAGGCTTTCTGCGTGTCGTCTATGTCACTCTTGAGTTGCTTCACGCCTTCTTCGATGCGCACCAAACGCATTGCGTCTTCTTGACTTGCTCGGTTCATCGCCTTAGCACCGTTAATAAGCGTCAGCACCATGCCGAGAAACGATACCGCAGCGACAATCTGCTCAAACGTTAGTGGGTTCATACTGTCACCTCTATTCCATACTCTTCGGAAGAATTGGAGTAATTCCCGTAGCGTAACCGCTACTGTAGTTGTAGAGGTAGATATGCCCATCGCCCCCGCCAGCTGCGCCAATCCAAAACTTAGCAGTACTGTTCTCTTTCTGTGTTCCTAATGGGTAATAGCCATTAATTGCTGGAAGAAGATTGTCTGGCATTTGTGATGTAGTCGTATAATTCGAGTACCCCGCTGCAAGATAGCAGTCGAGATACATCATCCCGCCACGAATACAATAACGGACGCGACACACGCCGTCATCTTGCAGAATAGTCCAATGCTTGGAAGTATCTTCTTTTTCTTCGCCTAAAACCTTAATTGTTGGAAGTAAAGCCACGGGCTCACCAACGGTAATGCCATTGATTGGTAGACGGTAGAGGGGCATACAAGCTGTAGTAGATCCTGAAAGAATATCACCTTTTACATAAGTTGGGTCTGTTGGATTACCTTGGTTAGTTGGCGTGCCCTGGATAACCTCGCAAGTGAACTTCTCTACACCGCCAACCTGCTTAGAGTACTTCAGCACAACTAAGTCATTGCGCTTGTATCCTGCGCGACCATTAGCAACATTAAGCTCAAAAGGTTCTTCATTAGTCACCATGCGGGCATCAAAGAGTACGTCGCCTGTGTCAATACGAACCCTGTTAGCAGTTTGCATGGCAGCCTTGATTTGGTTCTGTGTCTGAAGAATGCCACGCACAGAGCCAGCAACACCAGCAATAAGCCTGCCAATCTGAGGTGCTGTGATGTGATCTTTGCCCTGGAATGAAATAACGCCATCGAAAGCCATTTAATCCTCCTTTACCATAAATTGAGCGAACTCTTCATCACGTTTACGTGCGAGCTCACGATACTTAGCAGCACACTCAGGGCAGAGAAGATAACTCTGCTGCACACCGTCTGCTGATACTCTGCTTATGCTCTTCCATTGCGAGGTAGCAAAGTCACTTTCAAGAAGAAAGGCTTCTTTCTTGCATCTGTCGCATTGGAAGCGTGCAAAGCCACTTGTTTTTGCCATTAAGCTGTCCTTTCCCATTTGAAGCAGCCAAGAGAAGGTAGTTGTTGCCATCTACCTCCGTAGTGTGATTGCGGGTTAACAAATGAAGTTGTTTCAATGACAGAGCCAACAGGGAAAGATGGTGTGGCTGCACCGCCTTGAGTTGCTCCCTGGACGTTGATAGTCACGTCACTAGATCCGTCAAATGTCGCTGTACCGCTGACAGAGCCAACCAGCTTGATGGTGCGTGGCTGTGAGAGCTTCTTGGCAGCGTTAGCATCACCGCCGGGTGTAGATGCGCCAGCGTATGGGTGAGTGTGGCTCGCAGGAGCTGCGCCGACTTCTTGAGCGGTGTATGCTGGCTTTGCAGGAAGCTTTACTGTGTGCGTATGAGCGTCTGTAACGTGTCCTAAAGCGTCAACATTGACCGTTGCGCCTAATTGCACGGTATCACCCCAAGAAGCGTTTACATCGCTCTCAGAGCCGTATGTGCCAGCAGTCACACGAGAAGGCTCATGAGTTAGAGCGACTGTGCCACCTGTGCGCTGAGCCTTGAGAGGTGTAGTTGCTGTGACTTCTGCCACCTTAGAGTCAACCTGCAGTGTTGCTCTGCCAATCTCGCTGGCTGAATCTGTTGCTACTTTTCGAGCTTCATTGACCTTGTTCTCAAGGCTCTTGAAGTCTGCTCTTGATACTTCTGCAGAGATAGTGCGTCCTGCAATGGAAATACCCGTGCCGGCTGTGTATGAGCTTGATACTGCGCCTGAGCCTGTGGAAGAGCCATGCTCAGCGGTACCAGATGAAGAAGTGTTACTGGCTGTGCCACCAACCTTGTAGCTAATGCTTACTTGGGTGTCTGTAACAATAATTACTTTGGTGCCAACGATTGCCGTGACGTGTAAGCCTGTGACAGGATCTATGCCGGGGACGATATCACCAATGCCAAACTCTTCATCGTCATCCAGTGTGACGTTAATTGAGTCAGCAGCTTGATACTCTTTGAGCTTCTTAGGACCGTCTTTCTCAAGCTCTTCACGACTTGCATTGGTGTAGTTGTAAGTTGTGGTGCGCTCATCAATGCCAAAGAGCGTCTGTGTGGTAGAGATATTGCCACGCGCGTCTGCATAGAAATGCAGCACAATACGGTTCTTAAGCTCACCAGAGCCAAGGCAAATAAGATGGTTGTAAGATCTTACAACTCTCTTAATAGTTACGTCAGAATGTTCTGCGTCTGCGCCGTCAGTCCAGTCTGTAATGGGCTTTACTGAGAGCACAATCATGCGCTCGATGGAGTCATACTCGATATTGAGACGTGATGAAGAATCAGCAAGCATCTTTCTGATGCCCGTCCAGGCATCGCAGTACCTATCAAAGGTGTATTTAACAGTAATGCCAGAGGTCTCTTCTGAGACTTTGAACTGGTTGACAAGTCCCAGACGCTGTACCAGCTGCTTTAAGACTCCGTGAGCTTCACCGCGTACGCTGAGATAGTCTTCTCCGTTTGGTGGCTCTAGAACCTTGTCTCTGATGATGCCTTGCCAGGATCTACCAATGTAGGTGATTGTGTTGTTGCCTGAGTTGGACTCTCGTGCGTCAACAACACCGCCCCATTCAGTACCTTCAACATAGACGTATGCGCCATCATCGAGACGCTGCTCAGAGTCAACATCGAGCGTAAGTTCAAAGTCATTGCCTGTGTCACCATATTCCAGGTCAAGGCGTGCCCCTTTGAGCACGCCAATATCGAAATGTGTTGCGTCTGTGTAACTGATGTCTGGCATTATGCACTCACCTCATTAGGTGCGCTCTGAGTGCTTACTGCCCTTGGAGCGCGTGTCTCACCCTGTGGTTGCTCCTTCTCGTATGGAGGTGTAGAACGTGTCTCATAGAGTGTGAGGTCAAAATCAAACGTGTTATCCCATGTAATGTCGTCAGTACCCGGCTGGATTTGCTCAAAGAGATACGAGCCAGAGCCGTGAGCTCCGCGCTCTCTGAACTTATAGACGTTCTCACGGGTGCCGTTATCCTGGACTACAACAGCGGTTTTACTCTGAGAATCAACCTCAAGATATGCACCAGCTGCAATAGTGGTGTTTACCTTGTGCAGGTTCTCACCAATTCTGATGTATGGGTTTGTAGCAGGACCATAGACACGCCAAAGCCAAGGAGAAGCACTCTTAGAGGGGTTAGTGAATGACTTAGCGGGCTTACCCTGAACAAGGTCAAAGGGGAAGTCTCTTGGGAAGTCAGGCTTAACGCCAGCAACCGCACCGGCTGTCTCATGCTCAAAGTAGAGCGTAGTTGCCTTAAACCATGTAGGGTCTTCAACAAGAAGCGTCAAAACAAACTCTGCGAACTTGTCAGAGAGCCAGTAATTAGTAGGAGCACCGCCGATAATGTAACAGCGAATGCCCCAAGAGCCTACTGTGAGCGTTCCTGGGGTTCGGTTTAAGATGTCCTTCTCACCAAGCTCAATGATTCTGTTGCGAAACTCTAAGCCTTCTTCATCACTTTCAGCAGCGATGCCAACAGGGAACTTGATTGTTTTGGGCTTATGATCGCGTCGTCTGAATGACGTAATTCTGCTTGAGTTCTTTCCTGATGTGTATGACCACATCCAGTCTCTGAGTTCGTGTTCCATGTAGTGGAGGGACTTGTCAGCCCCTCCAAACTCCATGTACTTGTTACCGTCAGAGGTTGTGTATCTAATATCTGTGCGCATTATGCGCTCACCTCTCTTACCATGCGACCAAATTCACGGTTATTCACGTCAACTCTTACAGGCTTTCCGTATGCGTCCTCAATGCGCTTAGTCATGACATCCATTTGCGCTGAGAGATCTGCAATGGCTTGGTTGGTATCTGCATAGATGCCATTAGCCACAAGAGACGCTGTCATATCCATTTGCTTGTTAATAGGAACATTGAGTGCATAGCCATCTACGCCACTCTGAGCAGCTTCTGCAAGGTCCTGTGCTGCCTTGTAAACGTCTCTCTTACCGCCTGCAATACCAACAACAAAGCCGTCCACCGTGTAGCCACCAAGACCAGCCATGACGCGTGAAGGCGAGTGAATACCAAGCAGTGCCTTGACTGCGCCGACAACGCCGTTAAAGACTCCACAGACTTGGTCTACTACCCAGCCAGCAAGACCAGATACGCCATTTACAAAGCCTTGGATGAATGCGCGTCCTGCACTGCCAAGGTCAAAGCTTGTGATGGCATTCTTAGCTTGGTTGAGTAGGTTTCCAACCGCTCCAAGCAAGCTGCCAATAATCTGTGGAACAGCTGCGACAATGGCGGTAAAGAGCGTTACTGCTGCGCCAAGGAGCATTCCGATAAACGTTGGAAGGTTAGAGACAACGGTACCAATAAGGTTGCCAACGTTGCCAATGAGTCCTGGGAGAATTACGGGGATAGCGTTCACAATTGCCACAAAGAGGTCCACTGCAGCCTGAAGGAGTGTCCCAACAAAGCCAGGAAGACCTGAGATAAATACATCAATAATTTGTGGCAGGGATGCTGCTAGTGCTGGAATGATTGCCACAACGCCGTCAACAAGTCCCATGAAAAGACCCTGTGCTGCTTCAAAGAGTGCTGGAGCATTAGCAACAAAGCCATCAACTAGACCTTGCAGGATCTGTGGAGCTGCTTCTGCAAGCTGTCCTGCAACCTCAGTGAGTGCTTGCAGGATGAAGGTAAACGCTTGCATTGCTCCTGCCATAAGAGAAGGCGCAGAAGCCACGAGAATGTCACAGATTGCACTAGCTGCAGCTCCAACTGCTCCCAGTAGTCCTGGAGCAATCTGCTGCCATGCTGCGCCCATTTGGCCAAAGAGAACCTCAAAGGCGTGTGCCAGCGTAGGACCTGCAGAAGCAAGACCAGAAGCCACCTGTGGAAGCACCGAGCTGATTTGAGACGCAAGTCCAGGGATGGCATCAGCAATACCAACAATATTGCTTGCAATGTTTGCTGCTGCCTGTGTGATGTCTCCACCCATAGCGACAAAGGCTGTGCCAGCTACCGCTGCAGCGATTGAGAGCACGCCAAGCACCACAGTTGCGCTACCAAAGCCAGAAGCAAGGTTTGCAACCACGCCCATAGCCGGCTGCACTGCTCCCAAAAGCTTAGGTCCTAAGCTTGTGAGTGCAGGACCAAAAACACCAGCGATAGCATTGCCAACACCACCAAGCTTAGAAGTGATAGAGCTACTGAAAGCCTTCAAAAGGCTGTCTCTAAACTCCCAAGCGTAAAGAATTGCGGTTTCCAGCTTGTCTTGGACTACTGCAGCAATCCCACCAAAGCTTGTCTTAAAGCCTGTGCTTAGACCTGCAACGGTAGAGAGTGTGCCTGGAATTATGCCCTTGATAACGGATAGACCGCTTGCAACAGTGCCGGAAGCCTTAGAGAATGCTCCAAGCATCTTGCCGGCGGTCTCCATAGACTTACCAATGACAAGAAGCGAAGGACCAGTGCCGGCAAGCATTCCAATAGACTTTGCAATGGTCTGAATGTCAGAAGCTGACATCTGATTGATTGCATTAGCTGCGTTAGTTGCCATAGAAGCGAGAGCTTCCATGGCACGCTCAAAGAGTGGCATAAGTGACTCAACAAGCTTCTGAATTGGGTCTGCGAGCTTGGAGAGTGCGTCTGTCATCTTCTTGTAGCCATCAGTCTGATACATCTTCATGATGGTTGCGGTTGCTGCGTCAGCGAGGTTTGAGAGCACGCCAGTAAGTGTCCTGGACTGCTTAATCATGAGCCCGCCAAAGTCACCCTGCATACCAGCTCTGATTGCTGCAATGGCTACATCAGCACTGACTGCCTTCTTAGTGACCATTTCCATTGCGCCAGCAACGTCTGTATGCAGTGCTTTTGCGAGGTAGTCCCATGCAGGAATACCAACCTCAGTAAGCTGCATCATCTCCTGCGAAGCTGCAACGCCTTTGCCATGCATCTGACCGAGAGCACGGGTAATAGCGTCAATACCTTGCTGACCAGCACCAAGGGCTGCAGTTGCGTTACCAACGTCTGTAAGCATGGGGATGACATCGTTAGCTGCAAAGCCATAAGCGAGCATCTGTTGAGTTGCCTTGTTGAGACCTGCCATCTCAAATGGCGTGGTCTTAGCAAACTCGACTAGATCAGAAATCATCTTTTTTGCACGCTCAGGACCAAGCATGGTATTAAAGGCAATGTCTACTTGCTCAGCATTTGCTGCAGTCTGACTTGCCCATCTAGCAGCCTTAACACCTGCAATAGCAAGGGGAGCGGTAATTGCAGCGGTAAGCACAGTACCCGCTTTAGAAAAGCCACTACCAAGGCTTGAGATTGCCTTAGAAGTCGTATCAGTTAGCTTGGAAACCTCGCTGGCGAACTTGGAAGAGTCACCTAAAATCTCAATGACTACTTTTCCATCTGCCAAATTGACCTCCTAGAAGTTAGAAGTTACGGAGTGCCATCTCCCGTAATTCATCTTCTGTTGGAGGTAACGCCCAAGCTTGGGCACGCCTAGCATGAGCACGCTCTTCTTCCTTTGTGGTGTCTCCTTCAAGCGGGCTTCTTGCAGCCACCGCTTGTCCCGTGAGCGTGTCTGGAGTGGCAAGAAGAGCCAGATATAAGTTGATGAAGGTATACCAGTGAAGTTGCGTTGATTTGCTGGTGAGGTCTATTGAGTAGACGCGCATGAAGTCGGCAGTCACAATACCAGCGTCATAGTGCCAGTCAAAGTTCTTCTTCCTGTAGTACTGAATACGCTTGTATTGCTCACCGTAGGAGATAGTGTCAAATGCCCCTGCTACCCACTCAGATGCTGCCTGAAGAGCTTCTACTGGGTACTTAGACACTTGGTCTGGCAGTACGCCATTTTTGGCATAGAAAAGGTTTAGTGTCCTCGCATTGGCAACAGCACTATTCTCTGTATCCATCGTCATGTAGATGAGCGAGGTTCTGAATCCACTCTTAATGGGTACAGATACTCCCGCCACATCGACTGTGACGGGAGCACCCTTGATAACCGAGTCTAAAAACATGAATTACTCATCCATGCTGGAGTTCTCTTGCGTGATAAGCTCAGAGACCTTGGAGATAGCATCGCTTGCTGAATAGACCTCTGTCAGAATCGAGATAATCTTCATCAAACGGTAGATGTTGAGACGGTTTGCCTTGCCAATAAGCTCCTCTGCAGCTTCCTCACCAAGCGCAAAAGCAACGATATTGTGTGCTTCATCTGCAAGGGTTGTGAGGTTGTCCATTACCTCATCATTTGTGAGCCCTGTAAAAGATGACAGACGCTTTGCCCAGGAGTTGGCTTCTACAACAAAGGTAATATTGCCTAGATCTACGTCATAGGTTTTGCCCTCAATCTTCACCTTTGCTGTGGGTGCGCCGTCAAGCTTGTAGTTCTTCAGTGCCATAAGTGTTCCTCTCTATGGGTTTACCTTGGCTCATATCTTGTGCCACGGGTAACGCCAACAAAAAAAGCACCCAGCATATGCTAGGTGCTTCCCCAGAGAGGAATGGGGACTATGTCTATGCAGCTTTAGTAAATGCTGCAGTGTCATAGTTGAAGGTGCCGTACTCGTACTCGTCGGTGATTGCGACCTTAAAGGCAATCTTAATTGGTGCAATATCAGAGCCGGAGAATGGCGAGACATTCAGCGTTGCCTTTGCGTGCTTAGCAACGAGAGCGGTCTTCTCGCAAGCCTTGCCTGCCTTGAAGTCATAACCGCAAGTGCGGACATACTCAACAGGAACGTCTAGAACATCCTCATAGCTTGCAAGAATCTTCTGGATACCACCAGGACCCATTGCGTCAACTTCAAAGCTGAAGGTGTCAGTCTTGCCTAGGTTGTACTTAGGCTGGGTCTTACGGTCGATATAGGTTGGCTCATAAGACTTGGCTTCACGCTCTGGGTCTGCCTTGGTTGTCTCGGTAACACGGATGAAGTTCGTCTGTCCTGGGAACTTAATCCAGTGCTGAATCTCGTAGATAGAGACAGGCGTGCGCTGTGTCTCTGTTGGCTGTGTAACAGCTGGTGATTCTGGCATAGTACTTCCTTTCTTTAAGGGCTAAACCCTGTACTTGATTTGGGCGATAAGCTGGTAGGTTGCGACTCCATCCTCGCCAACACTGAAGGGAGATGGCAGTGTGGTGACATCATGGGCATATACAACAACGCCCTCTGGTGCACCACCGTCTTCAATGGCAGCTTGGACTTTACGCAGCATGGCTAGACCGTCAATGCGCTCCTGCTCGTCTAGCGGGCGTGTCTGCAGATACACCTCATAAGGGAACTGCTTAATACCGCCACCAGAACAATAATGAAGCACCCATGGCTCACCTGGTGCAGCCTTAAGCATTGCTTGTGCAGCACCGGTGCCGTTGGGGAACTGACCGTATTCAACAGGAATACCTGTGAGAATGTCTTTTAGCCAGTCAGTAACGCTTTGAGCGATGTCTACCATGCTCCTCCAACTTTCTCTCCAATAACTTTTGCGAACATTTGTTGCCATGTATTACCTCTAACACCTGCGCAACGGTCATACCAATGGTCACAGGCATTAGGAGCGTGCAAGGCATTCTGAAGCGTGTTGTGGTTGTGTGTTGAGTAGTACTGAACACGTGCATAAGCTGCTGCGTCTCCTGCGCCCCATTCAACGTAGGCAGCACTGCCAGTTTGACGGGTAGTGCCAGAGCCTTGCAGGGCTCCTGAGTCGTAAGGGACATAAGTCTTACAGTCAGCTAGAACGTTTTCAGCAACGATGCCAAGGGCAGCTTCTACAGCGTTTGAGACCTTGTCTTTGCAACGCTCAACATCAACGTCAACCACACGCATTCTCATCTGGCTTCTACCTCCACATGATGGGTCTCGTGGTGAGTGGAATAAGGGTTTACAGAGCGCACCATACGCGCTTCTGATACTGGTCTCTCATCAGAGCTAATGCCACGAATAACGAAGTCACCAGCCTTGAGACCTGGGTCTATGAAGAACCACACTTTAAGCACGTTGGCGTTCTGTGGTCCTACGGTTGAAGCAGTATTAGCGAGCTTCTCTTCAACGTGTACGCCTTGATAGATAGATCGCGTGAACCCCTTATCCTGCTTGTGCCAGACGGTGACAGTATCCCAGGCAATCATCGAATACCCCTCCACAGAAGACCTGTACCAACTAAGAAGGGATATACGCAGGAGAGGTCAGAGACGCTTGCTTGAGCATCTGTGTAGGTGTAGGACACACTACCCACGCTCTCGCTCTTAACCATTCCACGGGTGTCTTTGCCAGCTACTCTGTCGCATAGAGCGCAGAGGGCAAGAAGCCACTTCTCGCTGTACTTCTCAGGGACCTCTTCACCAGTCATCGAGACAAGCAGTGCTTGAGCCTTGACGAGGGGAGCGTCTAGCTCACCCTCGCCAAGAGAGCCTTTATACGTGTTGCGGTAGAAGTCGTATGTAAGGCTTGGGGTTGCCATTAAGCAGCCTTAGGCTTCAAGACACCAGCAGCCTTAGTTGCCTTCAGAGCAACGCCACAGACGAACTCAACGTCAACGCTCTTGACAGCACCTGGAGTGGTCCAGTCAGGCAGGGCAACGGTGAATGCGTTGTCACCCTTGAGGGTGATACCGTGGAAGCCGTCCATGCCAAGGCAAGCAGCATAGATAGAGCCGTCAGTGATAGAGCCATCACGAACCTCATGGATAGCAATGCCGTTGTAAGCCTTAACAACGTTGCCAGCGGTCTCTTTAGACTCAGTACCAAGACCGACAACACGAAGCAGTGCGTTCAGCTTGGTGTACTGAGCTGCGTTCATCATGAGCACGTCAGGGGTACGCATGAGGTTGGAGAGCATGGTGTCAAGCTCCTCAAGGTAAGCAAGAGCAGCTTCCTTTGTGGTGACCTTGATGTCGGTCTTAGAGTTCATCTCAGTAGAAGTGGTCTTCAGAGCAGCTGCAAGACCGTCAAATCCGTTTGCATCCTTGGTAGGAGCAAAGATGCTTGCGTTGAACTTGCGAGAGACTGCGTCCTTAGCCTGCTCCAGATACATCTCATAGAGGTCATCTGCAGCAGCCTTGGCAACACGATCCATCTGGAACGTAGAGCCAAGAATACCAAGGGTGGTAGTCTTCTTCTCAACGGTTGGCTCAGATGCGACTGGCTCAGCACCAAGTGCACGGAAAGCAGCAGAAGATGGAGTCTTAACGCGCTTATAGCCGTAGACCAAGTCAGAGGTGCCAGAAGCATTCATGCAGTTGTCGAAGGTGAGCGCACCGAGCAGATAGTTGTCAGTAACAAGCTCATTGATGAAGCCCTGTGTGAGCTTATCGCCAGAGTTGGTTGCAAGGGTAGCGAGATTAATCATTAGTGTCCTAATCCTTCCTTAATGTTGCGAGCAACGCCAGAAGAGCTACCGGCGGGCTTGCCGGTAGTGTTCACGCTCTTTGGCTCAGACTGGAAGAGGTATGGCTTTGCTTCTTTCAGCTTGGCAACGTCACCCTCTAGAGCAGCCAGAGCAGCTCTACCAAGCTCCAAGTCAATGCAGCCAGCAGAAGTAAGCTTTGCTTCAACTTCTGCCTTCTCCTTGGCTTCCTGTGAGTCTTTGAGCTGCTTCTCAATGGCAGAAATACGCTCATCAGAAGAAGCCATAGACTTCTTCGACTCTGCGAGCTCTGCTTCCAGCTCCTTGATGCGCTTCTCACGGTTAGCCAAGTCACGCTCTAGCTTGTGGGTGTTGACGTTTGTACTTGTGTCCTCGCTTGCAGCAGAGTCATGGGAAGATGCTTCCTCTTCTGCTACTTGGTCCTGGGACTGGTTTTCCTGCGTAGAGTCCTGGGTGTCAGAGTCTTTCTTTTCCTCTGTGACCTCGTCTGGTGCAGGAGATCCATTACGATGCATAGACCAAATCCTTTCAGTCAATCGCAGGTCCTTTTCCTGCGCTGAAAGAATTGTCTGTGAGTGTTAACAGCTAAAAGAAAACCCCGCTTGTAGCGGGGTTAGGAGTTACTTCATATGTAGCTTGGCGTATTCAAGAGCAAAATCTGGTATCTGCTTTATGCCAGCTCGATAGTTCAAAATGTCTTGGTCAGTTACTACCTTATCACCAATATGATGTGCAGCAAAACCTTGCTGTATTGTTGCATTTGTGAGAGGGTCAATAAGATAAGCGGAAGTAACTGCACCTATTGGTAAAGATGCAAGGAAATCGCAAATCCTTTTCACTTCTTTAGCGTCCATTTAGCCCTCCGTTCTAGGCGAAAATTTAACTAAGGCATTTTCTCCGTATAGTGTACCACTTTCTGAGAGGATATAATATCTACCAGTAGTTTCAATATATATATCAGATGGTGGCGCATACACATCAACTTTAGTTAGATTTGCTAATTCTTGGGCGAAACAAGTCCCATCATAATTATTGCCAGTTGAACAGCACATTAATTGGATGGGCTCACCGTTATGGTCCTTCCTGTTTTTAATAATTTTTGCAAGCATTTCAGCATCAATATTACTAATCTCATAAATTTGGATTGAGTGAGGTGTTCCATGCGCTCCAATTACATAACGCTCTCCATTTAAGCGATGACTAATTATCCTTGTTGAGTTTCTAAGAAGATTGTCATATGAGCTTTTTGTTGAAAAGAATATTGCGTCTTTAGATTGAACTGCTCTTTTAATGGCTTTGTATTTTTTACCCTTTTCTTTCCTTTGTCCACTTGATGCAGATAGTGCGCTCAACGCCCTAGGTTGCTTGCTAACTGCCCAGGCACGCTCTCGCTCATAGTCACGGCGCAAGTGATTGTCATGTGTAAATTGGCGCAGCTTGTCTTGCAGCTCACCAAGCCTAATGCGCTGCTTTACTGCGTCTGCTCTCACCTCTTGAAGATAAGAGATCTCTCTTTTCTGGCTTCTAATGAGACGCTCATATCTGCGCTGCTTCTGCGTGGCTGCGTAGTACTCGTCACTGGTCATGCCTGTGATGCGCTCTTGCTCTGAGTAGTCCATATCTGGCAACTGGGAGTATCCAGGAACATAAGGTGTCATGTAGTGATAGCAGTTATGTGTTACAATAGAATTAGCAAAATACCAGGCATTTTCTGTTGAAAGGTTGTATACATGCCCAGACCACATCCGAGTATCAACACTGATGATCTCATCAGGCTCTACAATGAAGGGGCTTCTATCAGAACTATGAGAAAGCATTTCAGATGCCGGGATAGGATTATCGCCAGCGAACTCAAAGCTCTTGGCTTGAATACCGATAGACGTAAGAAGAGTGTTGATATCGAACGTGTCGTTGACCTTTGGAATAAAGGGTTCAATAAAACTGTTATCGCCGAGCAGCTTGGTGTTTCCCAAACGACGATTACTAATAGGCTTAAAGAATGTGGAATCAATCCCGAAAGTCGCAGTTTGGCCATGAAGAGAAAGATGTCTAGATATTCTCCTAAAGAAAGAAGCCTTATTTGCAAACCCGCTCATGATGCTGTCAGAGGAACTAAAAAGACTCATTCCGACCTTTGTAAGAGAGCTAGAACCAAAGCTAATATTGGAAAACCTGGAAGCATTGAAGAAGCTCGTCTCGGAGAAATGTTTAAGAGCCTTGGAGTCAGCGTTTCTCATCAATTTGCTATCGACAAATACAATGTCGACATTTTGATTTTTGATTCCGTCGTTGTGGAAATCAGTGGTAGACCCAAGAAAGGAGTTGACGCCGAACGTATTCCCGAGCGCGTTAAACTCATTCTTGATAGAGGGTTCTCCCTCATACTTGTTTGGTCTAACACCAAGTGGCATCCCGTCACTATTGACACGGCTAAATACATAGTCTCCCTTGCTAAGCTTATTTGCAGCAACCCATCCATGAGGGGTAAGTATTGGGTGATTTGGGGTGACAGTAAGGTTATGGCCGAGTGCCGTCCGTATTGTGACAATCTCCCCGGAATACTTACGCCTATAGGCTGCTAAAGCGTTAGGACCTGATACTTTCGTATCGCCAACAACACAGTTTGCACCACAGAGCCCTGTCACGGTGCCATAACCTGTAGCGTCAACAAGAGAAGGATACTCAGTGCTTTGGCCACTTCTTGAGTACACTTTGCCTTGCCACTCAGCATGGCTTGGACGTGCTCCAAAGTGAGCGTCAACGAATACCAAGTCCCATTCCCACTCATCCATACGCTGCATGAGAAGGCGGTTTCTCGCTTGGTTAGCTTGAGACACAATGTGGCGTCTTAGAGCTGCGTCAATGGTTGTTTTAGTGCCACTGATATAGTCGATAGTCTCTAGTCCAGAGTTGGCAAGCCTTGTAACTCCACGCTCCATAACAGCTCGTGTTGGCTCTCCCGCTTGATGACGGGCGATTGCTTCGGCGGTCACGTCATACCAAAGTGCTGCTTGGTCTTTGGCAAGTGCGATATTCTGACGCTCAAGGACCTCATTCATGCCTTGCGCCGTCTGAGCAGCGATAATAGTTGCTAGGTTAGTCATGTGACGACGTGAGCCCATCGCTCGCACAAACTGCCCCACGAGTGCGTCATCAGTCTTTTTAAGCGCAGTCTTTAGAATCTCACGTGTCTGCTTGTCGATGGCTGGACGGTACTTGTAATAGATTGCGAGAGCTTCTTCGCGAGAGAGTCTAGAGAGACGCTCAAAGTCTGCAATCTCTCGACCTCTGATAATTGCGCCGTTAGTGCGCACTACCTCATCAAGCAGGTTGAGAAAGAAGTATGAGAGTTCCTGTACATAAGCAGACTGTGCGCCCCCTACGAGACGCACAGCGATTTCTTCAGTCGGTTTCACGGTTACTCACCAAGGTCTGCGTCAAGTGCGACACCGCCAGTCTCACTGGTAAATGCCTTTGCGTCTTCCTCACTCATGCCTTGGTATTTGACGAGGTACTTCCACTTTGGGCAAAGACCGCGTGCAATGTCATCCTTCATCATGTCTCGGTCTGCCTTATCGTCTGAGATAACCGAGTCATCCCACAGAATGTCAACCGGCACAGGCTCGTCTACCTTGTAGCCATTCATTGCGCACTCAGCAGCGAACGCTCCCTGGACAAGGTCTCTTACAGAGTTTTCTATAGAGTGCTCATGTTTTCTGATAGTTCTAATGAGCGTTGCGTTGGTGCTGACAACCTCTGTCGCCGTCTTGAGTCCTTGTCCTAATGTGAATGACCAGTATCCAGCACCAAAGCCAGTTCTAAAGCCCAGGACAGCAAGAGCGTTGTTAAATGCTGTCACCATGTCATCAATGTGTGTGTCAGGGTTGTAGACGGTCATAGGAGACTCTGCGCTAATACCGGCGGAGATTGGCGCAAACATAATTTGGTCCATTGTGTTGACAAACTTAGCCTTGCCGTCTTTGTCACGCACAATGGCTTGCTCATCTACAACCATCTTTGGCAGTGAAACCCTAACCTGCCAATACATCTGGTTAAATGCTTCGTCTACCAGTCTGCAGGAGTCGCAGATGTCCTCGATGACAGATGTACCAAGCGGTGTGAGCTCGTCATGAGCGTTGTACTTAGCTGGCTTCACAAGTGCATACGTTGGCAGTGGCTGCTTGGTATCGACAAAGCCAGTAATGCCTTCAACCTCAACAGGTGTAATGCGGTTTTGCGAGTTAAAGAGCAGCGTCTCCACCACGTGAGATTGTGTCTCTTGGTTGAAGTATCTAAGTTGCAGCTGGTCGTAAAGCTTAGAGCCAACGGTTACCTTGGAGATGAATGCGCAACCATCACCCAAAAGCGGGATAATTTGCCATGCCTTCATGGAGTCAATGCTGGTTGAGACGTTGCCTTCGTAACCGTGGAAGTTTGCGACCCATGCGCCAATACCGAGCGCAAAGACGGTACTGATAAACTCTGCTTGCTCATCTACAAAGTTAGGGATAGTACGCTCAAGCCAGTCATTTACTGCGTCTTCAGAGCTTGAAAGGATTGTGCCCTCATTCATGACAAGGCTTGGAATCTCGCTTGCAACCATAGAAGCTGGACTAATAGAGAGCCTGTCATACGAGTCAGCACCATTGTTGATGATGTAAGGCTGCTTGTAATACTCATTATCATGCGTGAACCAGCCCCACCACAACTGCTGGAACTTATCCATTGATGTGTCCGGCGTAAAGCCACGCTTCTTCAAGTACTTGAGTGCCCATTCTGGCTTTTGGATAGTAATCTTTGACAAGGTGAGACCCCTTCTCTTTAAGTCAAGCTTCTGTCATTGATAAGCGTCATACACGCATAACGCACAGCGTCGATAGTGTGGTTATCAGCGTCTGGCAACTGCCCTGTGAGCTGGTTGTCTTTGGTCATCACATATGAGTAATTGCTGAACTCTCGTGCTGCAGTTGTGCAGCTGGAATCAATCACAATCTTTGAGCGGTATTGCAGCCACTTGATTGAGTTGTGGATGTTGTGTGCGCCTGTCTTGAGAGCACCGCGAGCGTTAATGCCATTTGCTTTGAAATCGGCAATACTCTTTGGCTCTGCGCTATCGCACCACACCGTGGCGTAGGGCTCAGCGTCTTCAATGATGTCTTCACCGTCTTTGAGGGCGTTTCCTAGCTTCTCGCTTACGAGCTCAGCGGTGTCTTGGTTAGAGAGTCCACACTTGACGAACTCGTCCAGGATGTATAGTGTGCGCGTCTTTGTGTCGTAGGCAATCTTCACCCAGGCGAATGGATCTTGTGAGAAGCCCCAGTCAACGCCAAAGTAGTGATACTCCAGCTTTTTGCGCTCCTCGTATGTAATCTCTCTCACCTCAACACGGGTAAATACTTCAGAGCCAAAGCCTACCTGCTCACCAAGCCACTCATGGCGATATGCTTCCTCGTCAAGTTCTTTGAGTGCTTCAGCGTCTTTGCGTACCTGCTCTGGTATCCACTCATGTGGCACATCCAAGTAGCTTGACTCAATGACGCGCTCCGGGTGTGTTGAGAGCAAGGTAGAGACGTGCTCATTTACCCAAGCGTCGCGAGAGCGTGGGGGATTGTGGTCAAAGAAGCGGAAGTATACAGAGCCTTCTGGAGCGTCACGAGTAACAGACTGCATAACAGTTCTGAGTTCTCCCCAGCCGTTGAATTGGTCTACCTCTGAGAACCATTGATAGGCGTAGTACGTTCCATTAGGTGCCTTAATCGCCTTTGTCTTCTGCGTATGGTCACCACCTCTGAAGGTAATGACTTGACCAGTTGCAGGGCGCGTGAGCTTGTACGGGCTCTTAGAAGCTCTCCATTCATCACGGATGTTCAGTTTGTCAATCGCCCAGAGCATCTGCTCAAAGACACCGTCTCCAATGTCTTTGCCAATCTTGGGCATGATGAATGCTGAGCGGTCCTTGTGCTCCATGAGTCCTTGCATGATCTCTAAAGAGACTGTGGAACTCTTCAAAGAAAAACGCCCTCCCCTTAGCCACCATTCACCTCCTGCATCTGCTGCGATTGCACGGTGCAAGGAGAGAAATGGAGGGGCTAAGAGAAGGGCGAAGTCTGCCACGAATGGCTTTTCTTCTTCTTCTACATCTTCTGGAATTGCGTCTAAAAGCGTTCTGCCAATGCTTGAGATAGCAGTGACAGCAGTCTGATTCACTCCTGAGTCTGCAATAGACTCTTGCGCCATTGCAAACGTCTTACCCATGCCATTGAGTACTTGAGCGCGGGTGATAGTTACTTTCTTTGAAGCGCGTTCCTGGAGGTCTTGAAGCCTTGCCTTTATCTTGCTGTCAGCTTCGAGTCTGCAAGCAGCTTGGTCAACAGTATCTGGCTTCCACTTTGAGCGGTGCGGATAAGCTTCCAGCATTGCTTGTCGCTGGCTCTTGCCAGCAACTCTAGCAAGCACATATTTCTCATGGTTTGCGTTTGTGAGTGGTTGCGTCTTCAATGCGTCTGACCTTTGCTTTTCGCTCCTTCTTCCTCTTCATCTTAAAGGCAAGCTGACGCTCCAAATTCTGCTTGCGCTCAAGCTCTTGCATGTGCTTTCTCAGGTACTCACGCTCATCAAGCGCACACTCTTTGCAGAGCCCCCAACGCTTCGCATCCTCTGCGTCAATCCACACAGGATGCTGTCCACACTTCTGGCACAAAGGCACAATGCCCTCTGTGCGATACCTTCCGTAACGGTGGCGCACCATAGTAATTGCTTGCACCGAATGCGTTGGAATAAGCTCATGGAGTTCCTTGGCAGTCATGGAAGGATTGCGCCAAAGCGTCTCAAGCTCTGACCAAGTCCAAGACTGGTATGTTCGTCTCCCTCTTCTTGAAGATGATGAAAGAGATGAAACATTTATTTCATCTTGTTTTCTACGCTTGCTCATTGAGCTTCTCCCTCTGACTAAAGAGTCTGTACGCATGATTGCAAACCATCTGTGGCTCACGTTGCAGTTTCTTGGAGAGCGTCTCTACAATAGCAACGATGAGTGCGTCTTCTTTCTCACTCCAGATTCTGTGAGAGCGTGTGAGACTTGTTTTACTTTTGAGTCCCTTGCTCCTTGCAAACACTTTGATATCAGTGATTGAGCGGTTAGGCATGAGTCTCTTGAAGCCTGACCATGTGGGTCCATGCTTGGGCACTTCTCGCTCAATGATTGCAATCTCTTTTTCTGTGAAGGGGGAGTGATCTAGTTCTTCATAGCTGCGTCTGAATCCGTTCACTTCAGCTCTCCTTTTTCATAAAGAGAGCGAGTCATTTCTGCTCGCTCTCTCAATGCCATCTTTTCCAGTTCTCGCTCCGACACGTTTGGAGCGTGTGCGTTTCGCTTAAATATCGCTTTATCGCCTTCTGAGAGACACGCTAAGGCGCAAACTCTCTTATCGTCAATAACTCCAGCCAAGGCACACGTAGAAGCGCACTCAGAGCCTGTGAAGGGGCATAGAAGATATTTGACCTGTTTAGACAATGGAAACACCTCCATTCTGAATAAATGTTGAATATGCGCCCTTTAACTTAGCGGGTACTAAAATGCCAGTTCTACCTGCTTTGTTCTTTACTGTGTGCAGTGCAACCTCTTTGAATTGCGGAGTATCAATCTCACTTTTAGTGAGTATCAACGCTGCCCAGGACGCATAACCCACTACTCCTGAACCACGGAACCAGTCCAGAGACGGTTCATCCTTTGCGTCGAGCTTCTTCAGACTGGAAAGCACAAGAAAAGGTATTTGTGTATCAAAAGCAAGCATTTGAAGGTTGGTAGCAACTTGTGACACTCGTGTGTATTCTTGCTTGTCGATGTCAGGAGTGCCTGTCTGGTACTGCTGAATGTAGTCAACAATGATGAGGTCTGGCTTATCTCCATCTGCCATGACGGTGCGCACGATCTCTTCTATTCCTGTAGTGGTTGCCACGTTGTCAATGATTGCGAGGTTCGGTGCGACCATGTCCTCATAGATGGCAGCGTCAGCAAGTACAGCATTGGAGTGTCTTGCATTGAATGCATACGCCGAGAGGTTCTGTAGTCCTTCTGGCAGCTGTAATTCGTTGCCTGGACCTTTAATGACCGTTGACCATTCAAAGGGAACGACCGTGAGCCCTTGACGTTTTAGCCCTTGATTCTTCACTGACCAACAACTCATTGAGCGTGCGGTGATATTGCCCCACGTGTCATCCAGGGTGAAATAGATTACGCGCTTACCGCTTTCTGCCACCTCAGTTGCAATGTGTACCGCAAGCGAAGATTTACCAGCAGAAGCTACACCGCCTAAGATCGTAAGCCCCGGCATAAGACCGCCTGAGAGTGCGTCATCTGCGATAGTGTGCGTCTTGAGTGGCTCTTTGGCTGCAAGATAGTATTCAACATCCCAGCCAAACTTTGGGCGATTTAAGTTGCGCAAATATTCAAATGTCATGCGCCATCACCTGCTACAGGCTTATGTGACTCTCTATACAAGTGCCACTCCCAGTCAATACTTCTTGCCTTTGACTGTTCGATATTGTCGAGTGCTTCTTGGATGCCTTGTCTGAAGATTTCCTCTTGAGCGTCAAACTCAGCTTGAGGAACTTCTATTGCGTCCTCTTTTGGTTGCACATCTTCAGTACGCAAGAAATGAACTTCTGTTGTCATCTGACCCGCTTCCGTCGTAGCGTCAGCGGAGACGTAGGAAGCGGGGGAGGAAAGGTCGCTTTTAGAGCTTTCCTCCCTCTGATACTCTGTATCTTTATGTGCGTTGTAAACATGGGATTGAACAACGCACCCCCGAGTTGTAAACATGGGATTAAACACCCCACCCTGAGTTGTTTGAACACCCCACCCTGAGTTGCTGGAATGGGATTGAACAACGCACCTATCGTCATCAGGATTCAGCCAATAGAACGCTCTCTGAGGTGTCTTACCCTTTGGGGTTTCTCCGACAACAGAGAAGATCTCTTCCTTCTCGCAGAACTTAATGAACTGCTTAGCCGTTTCTTCAGTGACTCCGCAATCCTTTGCAAGCTGCCTATAGCCAACTTGGAATGAAGGACCAGTCTTGTGTTCTCTCATGCGTGAGAAGCAATAGAGCAACATCCTTGTTCGATTGGATGCTGCTCTACCTGTAAACAACCTTATGCAGTCTGCTAGATGGCACGCAGCTGTGGTATCTAGCTTCGCCCATCCGAGACCATCTGTATAATCAGCCACGTGCCACCTCCTCTCTTATTTCATGGCTGCTCTTAGAATGGCAAATCCTCGTCTGCAAGCTCAATGGCAGATGCAGGAGCGTCGATGACTGCATTGACAGCGTTTGCGCGTGCATCTTTGGCTTCATCAGTTTCATAAGGCTCTGCGAACTTGGAATCAAAGTTGCCCTCTGCTGCGTCCTTGCCAGGGATGAATGCGTTGACATCAACTGCTGTCTTGACCTTGCCCTCGCTGTTGACATAAGAGCGATGACGGATGACAACGCCCAAGAGCTTGCCAACGAGCGTCTGCTCTGCGCCGTCCTTGTCCTCATAGACAAACGCTTTGACACCCTTGCCCTGGGCGGTATTCTCGACTGCTTCTGTGAGTGCCTTGTAGCGCTGTTTGCCGAAGTCGGTTGTGCCAGTGAAGTAAATGCGGAATGAGTGCTTCCAATCGTTCGAAGTGTCTGCAAGATCTGCTGTGAAAAGAAATGACTTAGTTTCTGCATTCCAGATGTCATAGACGAACTCAAGGTATGGCTTTGTCTCGTCTGTGTGGTCCTTAACACGTACAATTTTTGCAACGTATCCGCCCGGCTCAAGCATAGAAGAACCGCCACCGTTGGATGCAACTACCTTGTCAAAATTACCGAATGCCTTCATAATTTTTCTCCTTAGAAAATAGTTAATTAAATAAACAGGGAATTAAGCGACTGGCTTCATATCCCAGTAAGAACGAATAGTGCTGTCAACCTCTTTAAGGTCATTGTCAATTACGAGCTCATCGAACATTCCCATTGGGGATTTAGCGGGCGTTGAGCCATCTGTCTGCGTGATGAAGTGATAGCCTGTGTCATCACGCTCAGTGATGAGCACAATTGGAAACATTCCCTCAATACAAAGTTGGTTGTCGAGCATTTTGCCAATCGTCTTAGGCTTGAGCCTTCCTGCATCGTCATAGTCAGGATGCATAAAAAAGTAAACGATTGTGTCATCGTTTGTGTTGTTAGCAGCTTCCAATAATTGCTCAAAATCAACCGCCATAGACGTGAACTTGTCATAGCCCTTCTCATTCGCCTTTGCGAAGCTTTGAAACGCCATTAAGTAGTTCGCATCATCGACTACATACGCTTTGAGCTTGTTAGCTTTAAGTGATTTCTTCATTTGAGCATAGGTTGGATGGTCTACTTTGCTCATCTTTCCGCGGAAGGGAAGTGGTTTGCCTGCCACGTTAAAAATGCCAATCTCGCCAGGCTTAAAGTTCCTCAGACTTGTTGACTTACCTGTGCCAGAATGACCTAGCACGAGAACTGATACTCCCATGATCTACTCCTTTCTTAAAACTTGTATTCTTTCTCTGGGTGTCCTGCTTCGTGGTATTTGCCGTGAAGTCCATTAGCCCTTACACACTCCATGAACGCTGGCATGCGTGACTCATAGACGCAGACATATTCGTGATAAAACTCCACGTATTCTGTGCCAGGAGCCGTTGTGTGCTTCATAGTTGGCTTGCGCTGATAGAAGTCCCATGCGGTCGAGTGGACCGCATGGAATTGAGCTGGCGTGTACGTGTAGAGTCCAAAGCAGACCGAGTCAAAGTCAATGCGCCATATTCTTAAGAATTGCACATCTTCTGCGTTGGGCTCAACGTACTTAGTCGGCTCTATTGGCTTCATCTTGCTCAGCCGCTTCATCTAACATAAAGCCAATGTTTGCGAGCTCACGCTTTGGGTAGTAGCGGGAAGTATGGTTGCAGTAAGGACATCTAAGACGCCAGCCATGCTCATCGTGCTCAAGTTCAAAGGCTGTGTCTCCCCAGCCTTCATTGAGACATTTAGGGCAACCCATTAGTACCTCCTCATATAGCAGCCTTTGAAACGTCTCCACTCAAGAATCAAGCCAATCGCATTAGCCTTTCTTGAGCCGTCGTATCCAAGGGCGATGCCCTCGTCCTTTGCGACTGCTTTGATTTCCTTCATCGTCATCTTCTCGAGACGCTCTCTGTCTTCTGCTTCGGTAGTCATTAGTCCCTCTTTCTTGCAAACATGCTTGTGAAGATGAATGTGAGCGCAACCGTTCCAACTCCAGCTGCAACTGCAATGACTGCGTCATCACCCGTTGCTGGTAGAGCTGCTTTCTTAGCCTTCTTAACTTTCTTAGTTGGCTTAGCTGGCTCTGGCTCTGGTTGTGGCTGTGGTTCTGGGTCGCTATCTTGTGGCGTAGGCTGTGGCTGTGGTCCTGGATTAGGCTCTGGCGTTGGCTCTGGAGTAACTGGAGTCTCTGGCTCAGTTGGTTGCGGGCGATTGTCACCGTTGCCGTTTCCACCGGAGTCCGCTGCAACGTAAGTCCAGACACTCGAAGCCTGCTTCTCAGCTGAGTACAGCGTGATGGAGTTCTTAATGCGTGGGTTCTTGGTTGTGCGGTAAATAAGGAAGTACTGCTCACCGTTTGCCATCGCGTTATGCAGATTAAGCGTGAATGTAGAGCCATTGATGGTTGGCTCGTCAATTTGCACTGGCTGCCAGCCATAAGAGTCATCGATTGCGCCGTACTCGTCCATGTGGACGCGGTAGAGCTTGAAAGAGCCAGGAACATAAGAGCCAGCTTCGATTGAGTCTTCCAGGATGACATTCGTGAGATTCATCTTGTCGACGTTAAGTCGTACCTTCCATTCAATGGTGTCTGCGTCTGTGTCAGCCACGCCCCACTTAGCAATAACCTCGCCTGTAAGCACGTTAGGACGCTCAGTGTGGACGGTGAAGCTTGCAACTTGACCAGTAGAGGTCTGAACGATACGCAACTCTTCATGATCTAGTCCGTTATCTTCGCCAATCCACGTTGCCAGCCAGATAGAACCCTTGATGTTGTCCTTGCCTTCAACGTAGTTCGTAAAGGTGACATGACATGTCTGAGTGAGTGGGTTAATCTCAGCAACTGCGCAAACTTCGCCGTCTGGCGTATATAAGTTGAAGCTTGAAGCTGCGTCATCTGGAAAGCGCAGGAAGGTTGGAAGCTCAATGTCGAATGAATCGCCATTGTGCAACTCTTGACCTGAAGCGTCCCAGTTAATGTTCATGTAGAACTTGGAATGCAAGCCAACTGAGTTGACTGGTTGCTTCTCTAAGTTGGTTACTTGGAAGCTTGTGAGCTGGACTGGTACCGTCTGAGCCTGTGCAAATGCTGGCACAAATACCAGCACCGCAAAGACAGCAACAGCCAGCCATTGAAGAATCTTCTTCATGGTTTTGCCTTTCTTTAGTTGTAAAAAATAAGGAATTAAAAAATCGGTATTTATTGCAAAAGCTCGTGACTTCCTGCAATCATTGCTGCAAGTGTCTCAAGTGTCATTGTGACGTAGGTATCACCGAATGACTTCTCGCCTGTTCCTTTGCGCTTATGAACCACTAAGCCGAACTCTGCGTCTGCGTTTCCTCGCTCTGTCTCAGCTTCTTTAAGCCACTTTGGAAGCTCCATGCGCGTGCAGTTCTTGCACTCAACAACTACCGGAAGACCACGGAAGAACACCCCCGCGATGTCTCCTCTGTCGTGTATTCCTGCTGTGGTTCTGCGCTCAATGCCAGCTCCTAGACGTGCTGCGAGGTATTCTGCGACTTGACGCTCAAAGGCCGTGCCTTTCTGCTTTTGTTTGCTCATAGCAACCTCGAAAGGGCAATATCAAGAGTGTTCCATGAGCACTGAACAAGCCTGTAGTTGGTCAAGTCAACAATGTTCATTCCACAGGCAAGTGCAGCATCACGCTCAAGTCTTGCCCCCTTGGAGGTATGCCATCCAGGCAGCATCACGATTGTGTCACACTCAATAAGTGCAACAACACAACGCTTCATTGCTTCTTCATAGCCAAGGCTGTCTGGGATTTGCGAAGCGGGGTTAAAGATCTGTAAAGCATCGCATAGTTTGACAAGTTCTTCAGTAAACGCGAACAAGCCTTTATAGTTCTTTTTTTCTGTTATTTGTCCTGACAAATAGACCTTTTTGCCATTGATTATGTCGCTGAGAGCTTCACCATCGGTTAAGTACGCAACCTGTGCGAGTCTTCTAATTACTTCAGCAGCTTTATCTTGGTTATTCATCGCTCCTCCTTTACGTTGCTAATGCAAGTGTTTGATTGTCGATATAGTCATCTGCTGGTAGAGCAGCTTGCTCAAGCGTCTCTGGTCCTCTCATAAACAACACCCAATGCGTTTTAGATGCTTTGGGTCGACGATTGCCAATGATTGGTTTTGCCGGACAAAGCGCCAGTACATCCTTGAGCGGAATGTGATACTCGTACCACTTAAAGACGAGAACGCCGTAAGGTTTGAGCACTCTCAAGCACTCACTAAAGCCTTTGGCCAAATCCTCGCGCCATCCATGTGCATTAAGCTTGCCGTACTTATCGACTTGCCAGCCTGCTCCAACGTCTAAATGTGGTGGGTCAAAGATAACGAGGCTAAAGCTTTTATCCGGGTAAGGTAACTCCCGGAAGTCAGCCACTATATCTGGACTGACATCGAGCGTGCGTCCATCACATAACGTGAGATGTCTTGGATGTGCATCACATTTAAGTACGCGTTCGTCATCTTTATCAAAGTAAAAACTACGTGCCCCACAGGCTACATCTAGCGCTGGTGGCAACTTATCCGTCATCGCGCACCACCCTTGCTCCGCAATGAGGGCAATACAAGTCATCGTCATACAGGTCAACTCCGCACTCGGAACAGACGATGTTGTTGCCAGCTTCAACTGGCTTACATGTAGGGTCGACAAGGTCGGCTAGATGGTTAAATAGTAACGAGAACTCTCTGCCTTGTGGGGCTTTTACGTTTAGATCGATTAAATACATGGCTTCCCGCATAGACGATGCATCTTTCCCGTCCAGCCAATTCCCGCTCGCACGTAGCCTTGCAGCTATTTCTTCACGATTAGTCATCGCTATTACCTAAGCTCTCGAGCTGGTCGGCGATGTCAGATATCTTACGTTTAACCACCATAGGAGTGCCATAATCTGCAGCAACAATATCTGTAAGCTCTTTGACAAGTGATGCGATTGTTACAGGTTTTTTGTGAGTGATGTTGTTCGCAGGTTCTTTTGTATACACGGGTTCTGCGCCAGCTGCCAAAATAACCTCTGTGCCATTACCGCGCATCATGTACCCAACGACTTTATACTTCACATCATCATCGACGTATACCGTATCTCCTACCTTGATAACTTCGCCGTCTTTGTCGAGCGGTAACTCAATCATGTTTGATGTGTCGCAAAGTCCAAGAATGACGCTACATATTATGCAAAGGCTTTTGACATGTGATGTTTCGCTTAGTTTTTCTTCACCTGTGAGAGCCTTAAAGAGTGTTGAGCTGGTAATGTACTCCGTGCTCTTCAACCTCTCAGCGATTGCTGCACGCTCTTCTTTAGTTAGCATTGTTATCAGCTCCGTTAACCTTAATGCCTGTACAAATAAAGAATTTTTCTGCGTCAAAATAAGGCATCGATGTGATTGCTGCCTTGCTATCGTCGCTTAGGCTCTCCCACCAGGCTTGACGGTCTGCTTTCTCGAGGTATAAGAACCCGCCGGTAGTCTCATGCTCTGGGTGTGCTGCCTTTTCGTCGTCTGTCATATACTTGCTATATTTCCAGGTAAGACAGTCTGACGGTATATTGCAGAGCAAGCCATAAGCTCTTGACCACTTGAAGTCACTAAATGTGATGTCCGTTTGGTGGTCAAAAAGACGAACTGTAGGCTCGGTTGTATTACAGTAGCCGGAGTTGCAGTCGCCGGAGTTCCAGTTGCCGGAGTTCCAGTTGCCGGACTTCCAGTTGCCGGAGTTCCAGTTGCCGGAGTTGCGGTTGCCG